GATTCAATGTGCCAAAGATGTCCAGTATCAAAAATTTGTTTTGCTAACGGCGTTTCTGGTAAAGAGTATGGGGTGTGGGGTGGAGTGTTCCTTGAACTAGGAAATATCTCTAGAGAGTTTAACAAACATAAAACTAAGCAAGACTGGGCTAATACTTGGCAAGCATTGACAATGGAGAAGTAATTGTATACTGATCAAATGCGTAGAGCCTTTCACTCTGTAGTGCCTCCAAAGGGTTTTGCTATAGAGTTAATTGATAATGAACACTTTTTAACTATTAAGTTAAATGAACTTAAGTTTGCAAAGATGGTTCATGACGATAAAATACAGGCTCTTCAATATGTTTTAAATTTAAAAAAGGCATTAGAGATGGAAGGCGCAATTGTATTAGTAACAAGAGAGGCAATAAAATGAGAATTTTTATATCTATTGCTTCTTATCGTGATCCAGAACTTCAATGGACAATTAAAAGTGCTATTACAAATGCAAATAATCCAGATAATTTATATTTTGGCGTTGTTCATCAAGGAGTTGATTCAGAACTATTTGATATTCAGGAAATAAAAAACATATCTATAACTAAAATGCATCCAAAAGAAGCAAAAGGTGCAGGATTTGCAAGAGCAAAAGCAATGGAACTATACTCTGGACAAGAGTATTTTCTTCAGATTGACTCACATACAAGGTTTGCTCCTGGCTGGGATTCAATCTGTATTGATCAGTTAAACAGGGCTAAAAATATATCTGGTCATAGTCGTGTATTATTGTCATACTTCCCAGCACCCTTTGAGCCAGAAAGAAATGGCGGGATGTATTTAATTACAAACAACCCAAAAGTAAAGGCATATCCAACTAGACAAAAAATATCATTAAATAAAAGAAAACAATGGACAGCAGAAAGATTTGAGTTTAATAGCAAACTAAAAGAAGATCCAGAACTTTCTGAAACAGTTCTTGGTGGGTTTATGTTCTCAGATGCCTCAATTATTGAAGAGGTTCCATATGATCCAGAGATTAGTTTCTTTGGTGAAGAGGTTTGTTTTGCAATGAGATCGTGGACTAGAGGGTGGGACATATACTCCCCTTCAAAAAATATTGTCTATCATTTTTATTCTCGTGGTGGATATAGCAAAATATGGAAAGATAAAAATCTGCGTGGTGTGTCTTGGAAAGAACTAGAAGAGATATCATACAAAAAACAAAAAAGAGTTCTTTGTGGTGAAGAGTCTGGGGTATTTGGTGCGGGTGATGTAAGAACACTTGAAGAATATGAGATCTTTACTAATACTAACTTTAAAGATTTTTATAGTTTGACAAACCTATAGTGTTAGGATATAATTAAAACATGTGGACTGGTGATATGAAAGATATTTTTATTATTGTTTTTGCAACTCTGTCGGCTTGCTTTGCAGTCTCGTATATATTAGTTTTAAGACAATCTATTAAACTTAAAAAAGATGTTTCAAAACTTTTTATTGAAAAGACATTGCTTCAAGAATATGTTGATTTAAGTAAGTCTACAAAAATAAAACAAGATTCAGACGATTCAATACACAAGGAAAACTTTATTAAGTTTCTTTCTGATTCTAGACTATGGGCATTTGAATATATTGAAAATGTGCAAAAAGGTTTAACTAAATTTGTTAATGATGTTGATGCAGATATATCATATTTTGATGAATATGGAGATGCTTTATCTATGTCAAGACCAGATTATCCATCTATGAAAAATATTTCAAATGCATATAAAGAATTAAAAACATTGCTTCCAGAGGATCAAATAAAATAATGAGAGATATATTATTATCAACACTAACAGGTTTTGGATGTGGCGTAGTATTTGCTGCATTCAAATTACCAGTACCAGCACCACCAGTTTTTGCGGGAGTCGCAGGAATTATAGGGCTATGGGCTGGATATGCTATACTAATAAAGGTTCTATCCTAGGAGGAAAAATGAACACAGAACAACTAAAGGCAGTACTTGCATCATACGGACGCTCAGTCCTTGCATCAGGTCTTGCACTATACATGGCAGGCGTAACAGATCCAAAGGATCTATGGACTGCTCTTGTAGCAGCAGTAGCACCAGTGGCTATTAGAGCAATCAATCCTAATGACAAGGCTTTTGGTATCTTGCCAGATGCTAAGGCTGTAGATGCGGCTCTGAAGGCTGCTAAGGCACCTGTAAAGAAGGCTGCTAAGAAGGCTGTTGCAAAGAAAGCAGCGCCAAAGAAGTAATAGTTACTTACAGAATTGCCAGTCTAGAAATAGGCTGGCTTTTTTGTTTTATGAGTTAATTAAGTTTATGTATTTATCTTTTAATGACTCTGTTGAAAAATTAACAAAACCAAGATCAAATGCTTCTTGCTTAATTAAATTATCTTTCTTTTTCATATAGTCATCAACTATTTTTGCAAGGTTTTTTGGATCAATATCATATACATCAATAATGGCCTTAGCCTTAAACTCATCAATCTTATTTGCCTCTACAGTCCATTTATCTGGAAGAATAACATTGTTTGGAGAAATGCGGGGCATAAAAACAGGTAGCCCACTAACAAGAGCCTCATTCATAGGTAGACACAATCCAGCATATCTTCTAGGTAATACCATTGCATCATAACCAGAGTATAGATCTTCTGGTTCTTTTGTTGTTTTAGTCTCAATAGTTAATCTTTCATTGGTGTTCCTAATACCCAAGTCACTCTGGGTTTTAATTACAACTTCGTAATCTCCTTCAGAGTACTTAAGCATTTCTATTACAGTATTGGTACCATTTCTGTCTTTAACTGCAGCCTTTCCTCCAATATGAAGTATACGGTTATGAAACTTTGATGTATTATTTTCTTTTGCATTCTTAAAGTTTTTATGGTTTGTAGGTGGCGGTAAGTAAACAACTTTACATTTATCACCAAACAGTTCAACGATCTTATCCATATTCCATAGGCTAGGAGCAACAAGGACATCTGGAAGTGACCAATCGGTATGTACAAGGTTTCCAAAAAACTCATAGTTGTACTGAAGTATTGTTTTAATACCACGGGATCTTGCTAAATTAATAAATTTTGGATTATAAAATGTTTCACAACTAATTACTACATCAACACCCCTAAGAAACTCTGATATCTCAGATGTTGTTGGAAAACCTTTTATTGTGGTTTTATAATTATATCCATCATACCACTCAGGATGTTGTTTATTTTCATTAAAGAATGTTGAATTAATAAGCATAATCTTATCAGGGTTTAGCATGTTAACTAATTCCCTGGTTTGATTGCCAAGGCCAGTATCATCACATCTTGCAACTATTCCAACTCTCATTCTGAATATCCCCAAATCAAATCATCGCTAGTGTATTTTCTTGTTCCTTTACGACCATCTAAATGATATGATCTTTTTATGCTTCCTTCTGGATGATATATCCATAACTTATGTTTGTTCCAGCCATCTTCAGAAAACACACCATATGGAGAGATATCGTCTTGGACCTTTCCATGGGTTGTATCTTCTATAAAACACAGTTCGTCTAATGGTGGAAGAATAATTTTTCTGTAGTACTCAACCGTAGAAAGGTGTGGTCTTTGACTCCATTGAGATGTTTTCATAAATCCATTTTCCAAACCAAACATTAAATGATTGTGTGCTTCAGGAATTGACGATTCAAAATGAAATCTTATTGTATTTGCTTTGCCATACTCAATCATATCTAAACACTTGTCCCAATCTATTTCAACGTCAGGAGTAAGTGGAGCATCACCCTCAACATAAAGAAGGCAAGATGTATTTATAAGGTTAATAGTTTGCTTTAACATTGTGCTTTGATGGCTATGTTTATCAAATATAATTGGCAAAACATTTTTATATTCATGAAGACATTTCCATAGAATTCTATTTTTGTACTCATCGTAATCTTCTTTACGATGTAACTGCTCTGATCTTAATCCATCAATTTGCATTATAATTTCATTAGTAGGAAAGTGATGTCTAATAGACCTAATAGTTTCATCTATCATATCAGTGATTGGGTGTGCTGGAATTATTGATGTTGCAAGTACAATAGTTACATCTCTTTTATGCATTTATTTGCCTCATAATCTTAATTCCTATGTTTCTTTTTTCTTTGATCCACCAACATACGACTTGATGCATATTGTTTGGATATTGATCTAATAGCCTTGGAACTAACTTATCAAGTTCATTCCAGTTTGATACATTTTTAAATGGAACATTAATTCCAAACATATCCTTATAAAAATCTGTTTGTATTCCTTTTGGATCTAGTGTGTCTGCTACTGGTAATGTCAATAGTTCTATTGACTCAAAAAACCTAAAAGTATCTATTACGGCAGCACCACTTGGGCATGGTGCAATCTTAGCACTTGCAAGTTTGGCATAGTAATCTTTTGGTTTGTCTCCTTGAGAAAAACCTTTTGTTGGTCCGTATAAAGAGTTATTCAGTCTTGGCATAACATGAGATAACTCAACTCTTCTTTGATGTGTAATCTGACCACCAAAATAGACATCATAATCTTTTTCTTTATATTCTGGAAGATTATCTTTTAAGTGCTGTGGAACACCGATTGGCATCTTGTTATATTCTGAATGTTTTTTATGTGGGTATTGAATCCATATTTCAATATTTGGATGAATTATTTTATCTACATTAAACCTAGCATTCTCATCTCCATTAATAAATAAAACAACTCTAGAGAGTTTGCTTAATTCATCAGAGAGTGTATTTTCATTCCCAGCAGTTTGAGGTCCAGGTATTACAACAAAGGCTTTCTCACCTTCTGGAATACTTGTAACTTTTATTTGATTAACTTCGTACTTATCAAATATTTCTTTTATTAATCCATAGTCCCATTTGTCACTTGCATAATCTTTTCCATCATGAGAATATAAGTAGGCATTAATTTGATTCATAATATAAATGCACCTCATGCTGATAGTCTAAAATTATTTCAGTATATCCTAATTCCTTAATCCATTGTCTAAGATTATATAAAGATTCATCCCATTGCTGCAACATAAACTCTGGGTGTCCAGATAACCAAATCTTTGGTTTGTGCTCTCTAAGCACCTTCTCAGCCCCTCCTAGGACCCTCCACTCGCTACCCTCAACGTCTAAAGAAATGGCGGTAGGTGGCTTAATCCCGTGATCATACACACAAGAATCTATAGTAATTTGACCATAGGTTTCTCCTTCAAGGTATAGTTCTTTAAATCCATGTGCTGCCTCAATCACATCATTAACTTCTGGTGGCCATTCATTATGATATATTCTTGAAAGATTATTTATCTTATCAGATGCGAACCCAGGAATACATGCGAGTGGCAATTCTAAATTATTTGCACTCCAGAGTAAAGGAAAGTGTGACCAAACTTTTGGGTTTGGCTCAAATACAACTACTTCGGCACCCCACATTTGACATAGAGCAGCAAATTCACCTTCTTCTGCACCAACATAATAGACTACATCGCCAGGTCCAAGATTGCTATGCATTGATTGCAATCTTTTTCTTTCCCATCCTTTTTCTGTGTACCACTCAGGTCTGTTGGCACGATGTTCTGGAAGAAAGATTTCAAACTCTCCATTGATTACTGACTTTATCATTTCTGTCATTTTATAAACATCCTATTTTTGGTATCTAACTTTTTTAATAAAACTAACATGGTTCTTATCATCTTCTTTTGGGCAGTATTTAAAATCTACATCTGGTAAGTTAAATGGAGTTGGATA